CAGTACCTGTAGTATCAGTAGTACCACCATTTGTAACAGTAGTACCAGTTCCTGATCCATTAGCCAATTGGTTGGCTAGCAACTCGGTTGAGTCCGTACCAGCAGTGATTAATCCACCAGAATTTGTAGTAGTGGTGCCAGATACATTTGTAAGATTGTCACCAGAGGTACTAGTACTGGTAGTAATGTTAGTAGCAGCCTTAACAAATGGATCATTCAATCCATACCCAAAGTCTCTTGGGTCTTTAAGACTTGTACCACCACGTCCTACGTGTGCCTCAACACTACCAACCTCCCAATGTAAATGTGGTGCACTAGAAGTACCTGTATTACCTAGGTTACCTACAAATTCTCCAGCAGGGAACATCTTACCAACTCCCAGTGGAGATTTGGTTTGCATATGACCATACAAATGAGTAAGGTTATCATCCTGAGTAGTAAAGGTAACGTAGTTACCATACCCTGAATCAAAACCATTACTAGTAATCTTAGCCTTATCAGGTAGGTACATAGGTTGTCCACCTATGTCACCCTTGAATCCTATGTCTATACCGTTATGATTAGGTCTGTGTTCTGTCCTAAACCCAGACGTAAGTACAGGTGAAATTTGGGATGCACTAATGGTACCATCACCACCATATCCACCACCCATACCATAAGCACCACCACCTTGACCAGTTGCTTCGTCACGATCATTCCTACCTTCTTCTGTTGGGAACGCAGTGTTAGTATTGTCAACGAAATTACTAATGTTGCCTATAACATCACCACTCGCCATCTCACCTAGATTATTCTTCATCGCCTTCATCTGCTTGGCTCCAGGTACCCAATCAGGTACCCAATCTATTATTTTACCTACCAGACTCATCATACCTTTCACTACAGTTACTATAGCCTGAACTACTTTACCTATAATCTGTACTGTCCATTGAATAGTCTTGAATACCATCTGTAGTACTGGTACCAAAGTTTTAATCAATACCTTAGCAATAATACCAATAATTCTACCAATATTAACAAGTGCTGTAATGAATCCACCTTTACCACCGTCTCCTCCAATACCAAAGGACTCAGCCATACCATTCAATGCATTACCTATACCCTCAGTCATTTCATTCCAAGTATTCATCACAGGTCTGAAGGTCTCACCCCAATCAAATCCTTTAAAGACAGAACCAATACCCTCACCTAAGAACTTACCTAGGTTCTCACCTAACCAAGCACCAAGTGCAGCACCAATAGGACCAGCAACGGCGAAACCAAGTACAGTACCAGCACCAGCACCTATACCAGCACCAGCAGACCTACTAATGATCTTGTTCTTATCCTTTTGAAGAGTACCAGATCTTAAACCTTCTACAACTTGTTCCTTAGACATATTATTTTCTTCCATCAAGCGAGCGATCTCTTCATCATTCGCTTCCATTGCACCAAAACCAGCACTAAGAAGTGACCCTAGTATAGGTACCTTACCCAGTCCAGCTCTAGCATTCTTTATCAAACCACCAGTCTTTGTTAATATTTTACTACCACCCTGAACACCACCACTAAGAGCACCTGGTATACCTTTAATCACATTACCTAGTCCTTGTAAACCCTTAGCAGAGAAGTTCTTCAAGGCAGGACCAATTCCTTTCAAGAAATTTGTAAAAGAAGATAGACCCTTAGTAAAGAACTGTGTAATAGTATTAAGATTGATACTCTTGATCGACTTGAGCAAATTGCTCATCGACTTGAGTATACTGTTTATGGCATTAGTAGCCTTACCAGGTAACGATTGTAATAGTTGTGGTATTCCTTGAACTGTTGCTCTTATATTCTGACCCGACCGTTGAGCAGGGTTACTAGCTAGTCGTAACTGTTCTGCTAGGTTGAACTTACCAATCCTAGGTAGTCCAGAAGTACCCTCAAGTAATGACTTGTTAGCTAATTGTGCTGGTGATAGTTGACCTGTTAGTCCACCCCAAAAATTACTAGTATTAGTTACTCCCGTACTGACAAAATTCTTTGCGTTAGTTAAACCTTGGGTTGCTCTGAATCCAAATGGTAATCGAGGACCAACAAATGGTGTACCTAAACGTTGTCCAGCATTTATTACATCATCACCAACGTTTCTAATAAAATTACCACCTCTAGATGTAGCTGCATCAAAGCCCTTTCTACCCCACTGTCCTTGTCTCCATACATTAGTCTTATTCCAGTCTTGCTTCCACATCTGGTTGAAACCCATCACCCCCTGACGAGTATCAAGTTGACTGAAATTACGTGCTGAACTTAATACCTGACCCTGAAGTCTTCTTAGTATCTCAGGACCAAACAATAAACCTAACAGTCCTAAGTTTCTTAGGTTAACTGCTGGTAAATTAAACCTACCAGTACCACCTGGACCACCACCACTCTTCTGACCTAACTTAAACCTTGCTTGTTCTTCAATCTTATTCTCTTGCTCCTGCATCTTACGCAGGCTTATCATCTTCTTCTCTAATAGAAGACGTTGACCATCAACTTTTAATTGTTCCCTTTGAGTCCTAACCAAATCACTAAGCAAACTGTTAGTGATCATCTGCTGTTTTAATTGGGCAGCAGCTATCGTCCCGTCGCTTCCACCACCAAAGATAGCAGCTTTGATACGACTGGAGTCTCCAGATCCACCAAAAGTTTTAGATATGTCAGCCATTAGATTGGTTCTGTTGTCTCAATTTTTCCTCTTCAAGATGTTGTATCAATAACGTCACATATATCTCTCGTTCCCAAGGAAGTAGATTCTCTAGTTCTGTTAGAGAATACTTATGATGTTGCATAAGAGAGAAGTTAGTCCTAAAATAGTTTTCAAGACTGTTATACGACATCACGAGCCGAAAAAAGCGGCTAGTCCCTCAATAGTGTACTCATTATCAACGCCAGTGTTAGGGTTCTTCACACTAAGAGTGTGAGATAACTTAGGCATATTGGCAAAGAATTTTTGTAGGTTTTCAAATTGTTTAGATGTTAAACTATCTAGGAACCCACTAAGTTCCTTCTTAGATGCGTTAGAAGCCTCGTGTACTGTCTCACCTTCAATAATCTGATCGATACACTGTGCGATTACCTCAAATGCCTCTTCAGGTTTGGGGTTTGTCGAGAAGTTATTCTTGACAAAGGTATCTAGTTGAGGATACTTCATCTTGACAGTGATAGTGTCAGTAATCTTTATCATATCTGTGATGTCTTTAGGTTTTACAACCTTCACGTCATCTAAGTCAATGGATACATCAACTACTGTTTCATTGTCATCGCTACAAGTAATCTTAAGATCTAGTTGCTCACTAACAGATTTACCACGGATTTGAAGGAATAGAAATTCCAAATCAAACATAGGTATAGATCTGACTTTTAATCTACTCTGGATACAATTAGTAAGAAGAGTACATACAGCATCAGTAATCTGTTTCTCATCCTCTGACTCCATAGCCATCAACAGTACCTTCTCTTCTTTAACTAAGAAGGGACGGAACTTAATTGTCTGACCAGTAGAAGGAAGTTCAGTGGTGTAAATCGGCACCTCAATTTTTGGTAAAGGCATAGTATGTTCAGTTCAGTATCTTTATTTAGACGGGATGTCGGGAAGCATTCTTAGCACAATAAATCACAGTCCTACCACTCCTAGGTTCCTTACCTAAGACCAGACCATCATTTATATGATCACGATTAGTATCAAAGTTCCCATTATATATCCCATTCAATACTTTTCGTGTCTCATCATCAAACTCTAAGTTACCACCTATCTTCTTACGAAATGGTTTGGAATATAATTTAACAGCATTCTTAGATGGATAGAAGGGTAACTTGAACCCCAACATACCATCCACAGCTAGTGCTTCTTCTATTGTCTTCCAGTTAGTACCATTAATATCATTAAGAGTCTCTAGTACCTCAGTAGTTCCAATGAAATACGTTACCATTAGAGCACGAGTTACCGTAAGAGCAACTACTCTAGGTGCTGCTTGTATATTAATATAATAATCATCATCCTCTATCACATCTATAAAGACTCTATGATTAGGATTAATAGGAATGTTGAGATGATCTGCTACTTTCTTTAAGTTGCTACCGTAATCTGGTTCATCATTTCTCCAGTTAGATGTACGGTCACCAAAATACTGATGGGTTACCTTATCACCAGTGTATTTGTGAAGGCAGTTCCTCTCTCTGTTTATAAAATATAATTTACACCTGTAAGTATCAGGTTCATATTGAACAACAAAAAGATCTAGACCAGACGTAAGAGATTCTTTCTTAACGCTAGCTAGATCTAAACAGTAATCAAGATTGAACATAAAAAACCTAAAGGGTCAAAAAATTTGCCGAGTTTTTTTTCCAGTTTTTTTAAAACAGGTTACTGAATGTGTCAGTAAATTCGGAGAATGCATCTTTAACATTGTCCATCGCACCAGCTAGAGAAGTAGGTGGTTTGTTTGAACTCTTAATGTTATTGGTAGTACTTAGGAGATTCTTTCTAGCATCTTCATACTGTATCTCAAACCTTTCGTAGTGGAAGTTAACTGTAGCTGTCATCAGGGTTGTTGTCCCTGCATCTAAAGGTACTGCATCAATAGAGTATGGATAAGCGTGGGTAAAGAAGTACCTCATACTTCTACCTTGCTCATTATATCTTGGACCAGGTTCAAACTTATCTACTATGATTGTCCTCATATAATCGTCAGGATATGACATACGAGTGAAACGATTTCTATTACGCTGAGGGTAATGAGTCATCTCATCTGGTATTCTCTCCTTCAAATCAAACATATTTTTCTCTTGAAATATTCTATCGAACCAAGAGTTCATCACTTTGAACGCAGTCATATTTGCATCGCAAACAAAACTGAGACCTAGATCACCATACATTTTCATCGTAGGATATTTGTACGATGATCCTGTGTAGTAACCATTTACTTGAGACGTAGCAGCAGTAACACTAGGTAACGATGCGTTGTTACATAGAACCTCCAGTGTACTTCGATCGAAATTAACTGGGAAGTCGCTGCTAAAGATTCCTCCTGTTAGATCAGGGAAAACAACACGAAACTGGTTGGACTTTGCAATCCCACCACCCCGTACTAGTTTCTCCTGTACCTTTGAATAAAGATTTGCCATCTAAATAGGCTAAAGGAATACATCTTATTTATGTACAAGCAAGGCGTATATATTCCGAAGAACGTCCACAAGTACCGTGGAGATCACAGAAACATATTCTTTCGCTCCTCTTGGGAGCAGAAATTTATGAAGTACTGTGATACACACCCCTACATTCTGGAGTGGGGAAGTGAGGAGATATGGATACCATACAAGAATCCATTAACTAATAGAGTTAGTCGGTACTACCCTGACTTCTATATAAAAGTGAAGGATAAAGAAGGTAGGTTAAAGAAATATATTATTGAGATCAAACCGATCAAACAAACCAAACCTCCAGACAAATCTAAGTCTAAGAAACGATACCTCTTTGAAGCACACACTTATGCTAAGAACCAAGCGAAGTGGGACGCAGCTAAGAAGTATTGTAGGAAAAGACAAGCAGAATTTTTAGTCTTCACAGAGAAAGAACTTGGACTCCGTTTTTGAAAAACTAGAAGCAGCACAGGATGGTCAAGATAGACCAGAGACTTGGTGGAAGAAGGCAGCTTCTATAGCATTGCGTTCTAGTTTCAGCGAGACAACTAAAGAACAGATCATAGTGAGAGAGCAATCAAATACTGACGATGGTAATGGTGTCAGGTTTACACCACGAGTAGGTACTATGGTACTGTTTGAGTACGATGCCAAGGCAACTAAAAAATACCTACCCTTCTACGACCAGTTACCAGTAGGTATAATATTAAGTAGAAAGAGAGATCATTTTTATATGGCTAACCTACATTATGTCAGTCCTAAGAAGAGATTGAAGACACTTGACGCTCTATTGAAGGGTAAGATAGATGTACCTAGAAAAGTTATCCATAAATACAAACGTGAAGATGTAGAGAATGGTCTCTACATAGAAATTGCTGAAACTGACTGGGATTCTGCAATCTATATGCCTCTCGAAAGATTTGTAAAGTTTCAAGGGAATATAGAGCTACCTATCAGTTCCAAATCGGTATGGTTTAAGAATGATCCTGCGACAAAATTTAGGTTCCGTGCCAAACGTAAGATTCAATGAATTTATCAGAGATACTATCATCTAGTAACGCATCGTTAAGGTTTCCACTCGACAAAGTAGAAACTGCTGATGATTATATGATGTTCACTGTCTACAAATACAGTCCTCCATTTAGAAAGGCAAAGTGTTTGGGAGATAATAGTGGTAACAATTATGGTGGTAATTATTCTGAGTATGACATAACTGGACTAGGTGGTGGTGAATTTGATTCTTCTAAGTATAAAAAGATAGTCCTCTATATGCCAGA